CCTTCCTCCAATTTAAAACGAGAGCCTGAGTAACGCCCTATTAAAACCCATTGTTTTTCTTCACACCATGGTGTTCCGTTAAATCTTTTGCTGTCTTTATAACAGTCTGGTCCTTGTTTCACTACATAAGCAACTACAGTTGCTAATGCCTCACGATCTACAGTGCTTTTTGCTAGGTGTATTCCGCCTTTGGTTTGTGCTTTACCAGCGTAAGGAAGTACCAACATACGCCAACCAGTAGGTTGTGGCATGCGGTCTAAAAGTGATTGATCTAAAAGAGTAGGATCGAGAACTCTTGCCTCTTCCTCTATATAAGCATCTGCAACTATGTCGTTTGTTGATTTTAATTCTGCCATTTATTTTACTTTGTAAATTTCTTTTATTTCGTTCTCAACATAGTATAGAGCAGATAGTTCGCCTTGCAAATATTTATAATGTTCAATATCTTTTAAACCGCCTGACATTAAAGTATCTTGTATTTGTTCTTTCCTAGTTTCTGTTATCTTTTTGAGTTTATCAAAAAAAGCTATCTCATCCATTATTTCTTAGCTTTAGCTGGTTTACCTTTTTTCTTGATAACTGGTTTAACTTTGGCTTTAGGTTTTTCTACAACCTCTTCTACAACTTTTTCTACAACTTCTTCAACTACTTCTTCAACTACTTCTTCAACTACAGCTACAGCTACAGGTTCTTCACCTTTTTCTAATCTAGCCATTTTGTCTGCAATTCTTTTTTCATTGACTACATTTTTAGCATACTTAGCTGCTTTTGACTGTGCGTGTGCTGTTGCTTCTGCTTCTCTTTCTAATTGTTTTGCTTTGCGTAACTCTTCTACTGCTTTTATTTTAAATGATGTTGCCATTTTAATTCCTCGTTTTTGTTTCTAATTCTAACAATTTTAGATCAGCGTTTTGTCGCAATCTATCTATAGCTACATTTAGTTTATCATCAGCTATATTTTTTTGCACATTTATACGTTGTTCTTGCAAATTGCTATCAATTTCTTGTTCTTGTGCTCGTTGGTTTTGTTTTTGCATAAACTGTTCTGAGTCCATGTTTAATTCTTTGTCTTTTAAATCTAACTCAGATTTTCTTATTTCTACTAATGGGTCTTCGCTTTCGCCTTGACCTATCGATTGTAAGAATTCAGATGTCAACTGTGCCATTATTGGAGAACTGTACTGATCTAAAGTCATCTGTATTTGTTGTTGCATCTGTTGTGCTTCTTGTGGAGACATTTGTTGCATTTGACCTTGTACTTGTTGTAACTGCATCTGTACTTCTTGTGGTATTTGCTCCATAGACATTTCGGCAGACAAAAACTGTAAGTGTTGCATGCAATGACTAATAATTATTGATTGTATCTGCGGATTCTCCTTAACCACTTGAGTCAAAAATAAACTTCTGTGTGTGTCTAAGTGAGCTTGGTGGTTCTGACCTTCAAACGCTTGTGCTGGTTGTCCTAACATTAAGCTACTGTTTTCTGTACCAGCGTCTATTGGTTTAGGTGTCATGTCGGGCGGTGCTGGTATTAAAGACTCTACATTGTCTACACCTAAAGCTGCATACATTCTTTTGTAGGCTTCGTACAAACCTTGTTGACCATGTATTTGTGGGTTTGACTGCACCATTTGTAAAAGTTCTTGTGCAAGAGTAATTCTTTGACTTTGTGAAAATATGTTGGGATCAGACACTGGCACAACGTCTACTCGACCATCAAAGTCTTGTTGTTTTATTTCAACCGAACCAGAACCCATAGCAAATGGGTATTGCGGTGGTAGATACTCTGCAAAAACTTTTGAAAGCAACTGAAATTCTTTCTTTTGTGCGTAATGTAAACGCTTGTGAATTGCCGACATAACTTTTGTACCACGCTCTAACAAAGCTACTGTGGTGCCAACTGGCATGGCTGCGTTGCTATCACCTACGTTCATATCAGCTATAGCTGCAAATCTTTTACCAGAATCAACCAATAAACCAAGTAACTGCATGAGTACATTGCTAGGTTCTTTGATAGGTAAAGGTATTAAATTTTCTCGTAATGAGCCACCTGTAGTATCAATGTCTCTAAATTCACCGGGTTGCAAAGGCTCATCTTCATTCCGTATTCGCATGCCTCTGGCTTTAAATCCAGCTGGTAAATTAGCCAATGTTCCAGCGTCTATAAGTTGTCTTAAAATAGAGGTAGATGCTTTAGATAAGCCGCCTATCATGTGTGACAGTCCTAATCCGTAAAAGCCTAATCCCGGTAAAAATTTGTATTGTACAAAATAATTTATTTTATTTTTAAGCGGATCACTTTCTAAATAATTTCTTCTAATTGACAAAACGGCTTCTGAAGCCTCATCGATAGTAATAATGTAAGGAAGTTTAAGTCCTGTAGGCTCTCCGTTAGCATCTACGTCTTCAAAGCCTTCTATGTCTAAAACCGTGTGGATTTCGTAAATGGTTCTGTTTCTGTCCTCTCTGTAACTTGATTCTATGCCTTGTATTTCATCAATTTGCGTTTTAATATCAGAATCGTCTTCACTGTAATCTTCATCATTTATTTCAACGTCTGCATAAAAACCTGTAACTTGTTGTTTTTTTATTTCATTAAGAGACATGCTAATAGCATGCGTTATTCTTTCTGCTGAAGACATGTCAGAAGCCTCGTAAGGCACAATTAAATCTTCTGGTGCTATAAATTTAGATATTGCTTTGTTTGTAACCAAATCAAAATAAATTTTCTTAAAGGCAGAACCAGCAAGTGGTAAATAAAACAACAACATGTCTAGCTCTGGGTCGTATTCTTGCATTACATTCATAATGTAATAATTCATAAACTCTTGAACTCTCTCAGCTTGGCTTTCAGTTTCTATGGTTCTTGCACCAATTATTTCTGTCTTAACTGGACCTTTAGCCGGAAGCAGC